AAAAGTATTGCGAAAACTTTGTATGCTTATTCCAATATTACCAATACCTTTTCCACTACCTCTAAATGCTACATTTTTAAATGTGGTATTACATGAACCAGTAAGATTTATTTTGCCGTTTTCGCCTATAATAATATTTGCATTTCCACTAGTGTTTATCAATGTATTTAAGTTGCTTATAGTTCCCTCAATGACAAGATTAATGCCACTAACTAATGTAAGTTCTTTATTTATTAAATATGTTTTATCAACTATTAATATCTTTCTATTTGTATTTGCATATGTTATAGCTGTTAAAATACTATCTGTATCGTCAATTAAACCAGTCCCATTAGCGCCAAACATTTCGGGTGTTATATATGGCATAGCGTCAATCTTATTTGATAAATTATTAACATCGTTTCTGTATTCATCAATTTGTGCGTTATAATTTCCAGTATTTACCCAATATTTAATATCATCAATTTCAATATTACTTGGCACTGGAATTTTACTTGTGAAACTATTGCCTTTATATGTCACAATACTTAATGCTTCATAACTTAAAGTTTTATCCCACTCACCTATTACTTTAGGCACATACCTAGCGCCAACATACTGCCTGTTACTTAATCCGTTACTCATATTACTTTTACCTCTCTTTCTTAATAGCTTAAAACTAAATGGCCATAGTCATAGTTACCAACACCGATGTTATTTTCAATATCCAATCCAGTAGTATTAAATGTAATACTCTTCCAATTAGCAGGAATATTATAAACAATATATCCACTGTCACTAATAGTAACAAATATCATAGTTGCAAGATACTCTCTGATAATACTTTCTGCAAAGCTAGTATCATAATTATCAATCCATTTCTGCACCTGCTTCATTTCCTGCTTTAACTGTTCAACATCATTACTAATAGCTTTGTCATTTTCAATCAAGTTATTAATATAATCAACGCATTTGCAGATAACTTCATAATAACTTAATTCATCGTCATACACCAGTGGTAACACTTTAAAGCACCAAAACCTAAACTCTGTTAAGTCTCTATAATTTGCGTCCATTATTACCTCACTTTCCCTTTACCATAAAGTAAAGAAACAATCGCTACAATCCTCAATAATCATCATATCAATATTGAGAAAAGTCTCTCTAAATTTCTTTAATAAACTGCTATAATTTTCTGTTCCTTGTTTACCTTTTATTGTTTCAATATATTTATCAGTGTTATTAATATTTTCTGTACCACTTCCAGTTCTATTATCATTTCTTGTTATTGTGTCTGTGCTATTATTATTAGTCGTATTATCTTCATTAACTTTAGTAACTGTAGTCAAAGGAACACTATCAGCAATACCTTGTGTATCCATACTATTTTGTGGTGTATCACTAAACCTATTCAATGAATTAGTATTACTTGTACCACTACCACTACTAACATTTTTACTTGTACCGCTATTAGTTTCTGTATTATTACTTGTCTTATTACTTGTACCGTTACCTTCTCTATTTCTTGTCAAATCAACATCATAAAAAGGATTAAACTCAAGCAACTCACTTTTATACAACTGATTGTAATAAGGCATAATCTCATTGAGCTTAGCATTTAACGCAAGCTTCCACCTGCCTACAGTCTCATGCGCAATCTCTCTTGTATAATAATGTTTCAATATCTTTCTACACAAAACCTGTCTATAGTTTTCATCAAAGATAGGAAAGTCAAAATTAAAAACCTTATTCCAACACTTATCTAAAATACTATCAACATTGTCTGCACCCTCACTCTCACTCAAGCCTGCACTATTTTCACAAATAAATCGTACCTCTGTTGTATACTTACTCACTATTCTCACCACCTTTGCCTACGTCAGTTTCATTACTCAAATCTGCTTTATCAGCATCATAAGTATCAAGTACCTGCATGTCCTCTCTATAATCAACACTAATGTTTAAACCAAACATTTTGTTAATCTGCTCGCATGCCTGCTGTCTCATAAACAGTCTTGAATATCTACTAGCAATAGTTCCACCTAAGTTTCTTTGTACTTCATCAGTTATCATTCTTTCTTTCTTCACAGTATTAACATTGCTAATACCTAAGTAAGTCAACGCTTCATTCCAGTATTGAGTCTTTAAGTCATACAGTTTATCGGCTACATAGGGACTTGTTGTATCAAACGTTTTAATACCGCTTAAGTCTAAGTTCTTGTCGCCGAAAATAAATGGTTCGTTACCCATATACTGCGCATACAGATTTTTCATTACTAATCTCTGATTTTCAGTACAAGTAATAATCTTAGGTGTTTTTTGCTGTATTACATTTACATCAATAGTCCTCTGTATTTCATACAGTCTTTTACTCATTTCTTGTACATCAAGTATGCTGTTAGTGTGTAACATGTTATTAAAAATAATAACACTGTTGTTAGGGTCAAGTTTTATTTGATAGCCATTTTGTGCAAAGGCTGTCCTTGTAATAGGTATTCTGTAAACATCAAGTTTACCACCAATCATAACTTGCAAGCCTAAATACCCCATGACTTCATCTTTAAAAAATACTGCCATTCCGTCATTGAAAAGTGCTAGTTCTAAGAACCTTGCGTCAATAGTATCGGGTAAGTTCTTCCAGTCAAACATTGATATGCTTAATTCTGTTAGTCTATTAACATACTGTAGATATGTTCGCTGATTTTGTAAGAAAGCTTCGGTCTGTGCTTTTCTTCCTTTTCTACTCATTGTCTCACCTCTTTTCTAACTAGGACTGTTATCTAATGAATAGTTACCTATTTCACTAGCATTTTTCCAAAATGTAATTCCATTGTCAAAAATATTTTTAATAGCTGTTATATCATTATTGCTACAATTGATGCTTACTAAATTACATTGTTGTGTTTTGGTATAAGTCCAGTGCGGTCTTACATTTATATTAGGTATTTTTACTTCATTTGTAGCATACCCAAACATAGTAAAATAATCATCAATTATTTTTGCTATCTTAGGATGCACGTGCGTATTCATGCTATAGAAATCTAAGAAAGTAGTATCTAACATAACATTATTACCACCACCGCCTCTTGAACTAACTGGCAACGTTTTAGCTTGTTGCATTTGAATTAAACTGTTTTTAATATCAGAATAGCCACTAACAACCATTCCTGCTTGCATAGCAGACTCAATTGGGTTACTACTCATATTACCACTGCCGATATATTGTGGTGACATTGGACGCATGACACTATTCATGTCAAATTGTCCATTACCTGCTAGTTTAATAGATGTATTAGGATTTATCTCTGTTGCTTTTGGTTGATGAAATACGCCCCCACCAGTTGGTATCATTGGTTGTGCTTCTGTTAAACCTGCTCCTAGTGTAAGTTTTGCTAAACCAGTTGCGATATTACTTTGCACACTTACTTTATTTTGCGCCCACCATACTTTGAATGTATCACTACTCCATGGTACAATTGGCATATTGTCAAGTGTTAAACTAAAATCAAAATTTATTGTTGTATCACCTGCACTTGTTGTTTGTCCACTACTTGTACCATTATAGTTTAATGGACTTGCCATATAATATCCATTAATTACATCACTGAATACTTCAAAATTACATTTATCACTTATATCATCAAATAGCTCGTATCTATATTCAATGCTATTACCACTTCCATTACTTAATGTTAAATAAGTATAAGGGTAACATAGTAACTTATGATTTTTAGGTACATATGAACCAACTTTATTTGTTGGCTTATTCACTTGAAATGGTAAAGGGTCATTTTGTTTTAAACCATAAATAGGTTTTTTATTTGTAAGCGTCTGACCATTAGTTAATAAATGATTTATTACTGATTTAGGTGTTAATATAATATTAATTATTTGGTCTGTTTTTCCTTTATTATCAAGTGCCATTATAAATTCTGCTAAACTGTGTTGGTCATTATCGCAGTATATTAACATACATGGTGAATACATACCATTATAATTATATTGCAATTCTGAAATAGCACCTTGTTCATCAGCACCACTTACTATTATTAAACACCAATTATTAAAAATGCCACTTTTAATCGGTTGGTCATACATCATTTGTCCAGTTGGAATATTTTCACCAACTAAACAGTCATTTGCATTATCAGTTGCATGGTGTTCTCTTTCAACAAAACTCTCTTTAAGAGTACAATCAAAAAGAAACCATGTCTGCATGACATCAATAGTAAAATACACATTACTAACTTTATCGTTTACATATTCAATATTAGTAATAAAAGCATAAAACCACTTAGTACTATAATTACTATTTTGGAACATCATATAGTTACAATTATAAATGCTCTCTGCACTTGCACTCATTCTCACAACACCTTGTTGTCCGTTAATTCTCTGAAAACTAGCTTTATCCATAGTCTTGCTAACTTTACTTTCAAAATAACTTTTTTGCGCACTCCTGCTTGTAAAGTAAATAGTATCTTTATAACTACTATCTATCGGTACACCACTACATAATTTGATAACACTATTAGGTTGTATCTGCATATCTTCACCACCTTTTCAATAGCAGGAAAGCAATTATGCTCTCCTGCTATATTTAATCTACGCAACTGTAATAGTTGCTTCACCGACCTTAGTACTATCGAACGTGCTAGTAGCCTTTACAGTAATAGTTTCTGCTGTAGCGTCACTATTAATCTTAAGCATACCAGTACTTGAAATACTAGCCTTAGCACCATCTGGAGCAATACTCCAAATAACACTCTGTGGTGCATAGTTATCAGTACCAACAGTAACATTTAGCTGTAACTGACCACCTGCACTAACTGTAGCTTCACTAGGTGTAACTGTAACTGTCTTGACTGCAGGAACACCTGCAACAAATAGCGCATTGTTTGAGAACGGAGACACGGAAAATGTTTTCCATACATGATACCAGTAGTTCCAATACAGTCCCTCACCGTTGTACTGTTCTGTAAAGTTCTGATAGTTGTCAAATATCATGAACCAGTCACTATCAACCATTACACATGGTATAGCGTCAAGTGCTTCAAGTTCTGTCTTGCTTATCTCTGTATAAGTTGGGTCATCAGCAAAGAGAATATTTAATCTCTCAATGTCTAAATCTCCGAAACTATCTACAAGTACACGATGTCCGTCAAACTCTGCTCTATCCATATTAAAAGCACTGGCAAGTACTTCAACATTCATAGTAGCATCAAACTGTGAATTGACTAACAAATACTGCTCCTGCTTAGGTGTATGGTTCATAACACCTGCAAGGTTATTCTTTGAGTTAAGGAAAGTAAACTTGTTTGATACCCCCTTAATAGTACTAACAATGCTATTCATGTTTGCTGTGTTAATAGCAGGAATGGTAACTGGGTTCATCAGACCATTTAAAATATGTTTTGCAAGCATATACTTCATAGTCTGAAACTCGTCATAGTTAGCACCAGTATACATAGCGTCTACAATTTTAGCAATCAAATCTGTAATGCCGTCAATAGATAAAAAAGCCTGTCTTAACTGGTCATTTGAGATTGTAGCTTTGTAGAACTTCTGATAGTTCATAATGTGAAATGCACTGCGTACATCAGGAATTTCACGCTTGAATACATTGGACTCTGCAACCTGTGGGTCAAACTGAAACGGCTTTGCGATATTAACAAATACTTCCTCTATAGACTCACCAAATTCGAGCATGCCCTTTTTAAACATAGCCCATGGGTTGTCATATGATTTGCTTGTTAAAATTACTCTGGCTATTCTGTTTACAAGAGCTGATAAAAACTCGTTCTGCAAAGCAGGATAGTCCATAATTACTGCACCGATTTCTCTAATCGAGTCAGAGTCAGCTGTAGCCTGCGGTACATAATCTCTGTAATTTGTGCTTGCGTTCTTTCTTATTGCATTTAAGATGTCAACGCTTGAATTAGTAAGTGTCTTAATTTTTGGTTTTGTAGCCATAAATCCTAGCCCTCTCTTTCTTTAAATAAATCATCAAAGGAAATGTCTTTACTATCATCAGTAATATCTTCCTTTTGTTCCCTCATTACTGTTGTAGGGTCTGTACCCTCTTTACCCTCAAAAAATCGTGCTTTATATTTTTCTCTCCATTCATTGTCATTCTGTTCATATTTTGCTTTCCAATCAGTAGTATCACTTGCACGTGTTTCAAGGTCATTGAATGTATCAGTAAAATTCTCAATCATAGTAAGTGTGCTATCATCAGCGTTATCACCTGCTAATCCTTTTACTGCGTTCATAAAATCATCATGTGAAAGTACTGCCATTTTTCTCACCTCTTTTCTGTTTAAAATAATGGTCTGCACATCATCCAAATCGGCATTCCTTTTCGTTTAGTTGGTGTAGGTGGTGTAGGTGGTGTAGGTGGTGTAACACCAGTTAGGTATTCATACCAGTTACTAGCATATGTTAATCTCTTACTTAATGCTTCAACTCCTGCTCGTTCTCTTTCATATAGATATGCTTTGCAGGCTTCAGAAACATCTGTTAATTTTGAAAACTCTGCACCAGTATACACATAACCGAGTGACGGCTTAGGTTTCCATTGACCGCCATAATCGTTTATTATTTCATCCCACATTAACTGTGTCTGTATTTCACCAGTAGCCCAGTCAACGCCATAAGCAGTTGCATAATCTGTTAGGTTACTGCTAGGTGTCCATTGTATCAAGCCCCAACCACTTCTTGCACTTGCTGTTTGTTTCATACCTGGATTAATGTTAGACTCTTGTTGAAGATTACCTAGCATACCTGCCACACTTTCAATGGTAAAACCTTTACTGTTAAAATATCCATAAAACTCTGTAGCGTTGTTTTCCATTTCAGATTGCGTTAAATATGCACTTACTCCAACTTTAACTATCCATGCCATTATCTTATACCTAAACTAAAAAGTTTATTCCATGTGTTTTTACCACACTCACCATCAATGCTTAGTCCGTAATTTGTCTGAAAATTTTCACATGCCCTTACACATCCTGCGCCATATTTTGTATCAATGCTACCAGTATAATATCCTAACTTTGTCATGAGTATTTCAAACACTGTTACATCATTACATGATGAACCTCTCTTTAATAAATTCATATTGTAACCTGCACTTCCTTTGTCTCCGTTATAACGCAAATGATAACTCCAACCATAACTAGGTGTATAATATTTTCTTATACAAATTTCTTTACCAGTTTGGTCTCCGGATTTACGCCCTTTTGTAGTTCCATTTTCATCAATACTTGCATGAACTATATGCTCACTATCTGTTGAAACGCAAACATGATGTCCTACTGCTAAGTGAATATCGCCTTTTTTAAAAGGTCTGGTACAAGAAGTAAAATCACAACGTTTTAGCTGTTCATATAAATTTCTTGTTGTACTGTTTACATTCACATTAAAACCTGCTTTAGCAAGTGCATGTCCGACTAATGAACTGCAATCATAGTCAGGATTACCACCTCTGTTAATTTGTGAATATCCATGTGAATTGTCATTTGCTATTGCAATCATATAATCTGTGTATGTATCAACTTTACTCATTCTTATCACTTCTTTCTACGTTCAATATGTCACATAATTTCTGCAAGATAATAGTATTATTGTTTAGCGCACTAGCAAACTTATCTGTCTCCGCTTTGTGCGTGTCATTTAGTTTCATACAGTACCATGCTAAACATAAACACATTACTATCGGAAATCCTACTGTAGTTATAGCCTGCATAACCATTTGAAATGTATCCATACTTTCACCACCTCTCTTTTATTCTTTTTTAATTATATCATATTACTTGATATTTTGCAATATATATGATATAATAAATTGAGATAAATATAGATAATTTTAAGAAAAGAGTACAACAATATGAGTGAAAATAAATACTATGACGGAACTAAATTACTTTCAATGAAAGACATAAATGGATTGAAGCCAGAATTATTTTTATGTACCACTAATAGAAGTGGTGGTAAAACAACATATTTTGGCAGATTGTTAATCAATAGATTTCTAAAATATGGCAAAAAATTCTGCTTAATTTATAGATACAATTATGAGCTGGATGATGTATCTAATAAGTTCTTCAAGGATTTACAAACATTGTTCTTTAGTAATTATACTATGGAAAGTGAAAGATGTGCGAGTGGTATCTATCATAGTTTGTTTTTAAATGAACAACACTGTGGTTATGCTATTAGTTTAAATAGCGCAGACCAGTTGAAAAAATATAGTCACTTGCTTAGTGATACTGATAGTATGTTATTTGATGAATTTCAGAGTGAAACTAATCACTATTGTAGCGATGAAATAAGAAAATTTATTAGTGTACATACCAGTATAGCAAGAGGTCATGGAGAGCAAGCGAGGTATCTTCCAGTATATATGTTAAGTAATGCAGTTAGTATTATTAACCCTTATTATACAGAGTTGGGAATATCTGAAAGATTAAACAGTGAAACTAATTTCTTAAAGGGAGATGGATTTGTACTGGAAAGTGGTTTCATAGAAACTGCAAGCAAAGCACAAAAAGAGAGTGGTTTTAATAGGGCATTTAAGAATAACCAGTATGTTGCATATTCAAGTGAGAATGTGTACTTAAATGATAACACTGCTTTTATTGATGCACCAGTAGGAAAAGGAAAATATGTTGCAACGCTAAGATATATGGGTCATGATTATGCAGTGAAACAATACAGTGAGCAGGGCTTCTTATATATTGATGATAAAGCAGATAGTACTTTTAGATGTAAAATAAGTGTTACTGTTAATGACCATGATATTAACTATATTATGTTAAAACAGAATGATTTATTTATTAGTCAGTTAAGATATTATTTTGAAAAAGGTTGTTTTAGATTTAAGAACCTTAAATGTAAAGAAGTCTTATTTAAAACTATCAGTTATTAGGTATCTGCTGTTGTATGTTCACTTGATACTGCTAGGTAGCACGTTTGAAAGATAACGCTAGTATGTATTGTCGTAAATGCTGTGCGCTTGTGTTCTGCAATAGTTATAGATATAGAAAAGGCAAGAGTTTTACTCCTGCCTTTTTGTTTTTTATTTATAACAATTTAATATTAATTGACTAATATCGCTTTTAGCTTCGTGTAATATTTTTGATATAGTTGTATTAAAATCACATGGTATTCTTATTTCATATTCATTACTACTTATTTTAATATATAACTGTATTATTACCCTATTATATTCTTCTTTCAATTTATAACTAGTAAATTCAAGTTTTGTGTATTCTTCAACTAAACATTGTATTATAAAAGCAGCAAATTTATTAAATTTTTTCATATAATATTTATCCATAATTTGTTCTCCTTTACTTATAAAAATGATTGTGTATATCTGTTGCAATTAATATGTTTAATGACAGTACAATTTCTCTTGTATCTTTTTTCTTTATAAAATCGTATGATAATAACTTTGAAATGTATAAACCATTTAAACAATATTCTATTTTATACTGCTCTGTAAGTGGTACATCATAAAACTCGATTGACCCTCTAAATCTTTTGCGTAGTTCCTGCACTACTTTTTCCATTTTATCATTCATATATTTATCTCTCCCTTGTAAAATAATCACAATCATATTTGTACTTACAAAAACAACATATATGATTGCAAGTCTTTTCATGTTTCTTTGCTTTGTGTCTGTAATATAAATCTACTATCCATGTTATCATATTATTCTCACCTCATTTCATATGTCGTGTCCACTAGTAATACACCACCTTTAATTCTCTTAGGTAATAATTTTCCAGGAACACATAAACCAACTTTAAAGTCACTATAGTCTCTTTTTGTTGCTAAGAATTTTAATTCGCTTTGTGTATAGTTATCACTCTCCTTTACTTCATAACCCTGCATTGATTTATTAAATAAATCTTTACATTTCTGTGGCATACCTGCACACTTAATATCATTGTATGGTTCATCAACTGGAATTAAATCATTATGAGTTATGTGTTCTATGTATGTTTTCTGTCTTGTAAAAATAGCTGTGTCCCAACTACTCTCAAGTTTCCAACAACAAAATTTTACTGGGTCTACTGTTATTCCTTTTATCTTATCAGCAGGTAAATCACAATGAATACTGTCAGTATCAGCGTAAATAAATCCTGCTTTATCTACTCCATAATAGTTCTTTTGAGCTGCTGTGATTGTAAAGTTACGAGCATATGATGTTATTGCACTACCAGTTGCTATATGCCCTACCTTTTTGTTATTAGCAGGAACAATATAAAAACCTATACTTTCATCATCTTTTACATACGCAACCTTAAAACTACTATTGGAACTACTAGCTAGTTTACCATAAAGATTATTAAGAAACAATTTTGCTTCTGTACGCTTTGCACCTTTACTGTTCATTTTAATTTCTGCATAATGATTGATATAGTTATCAAATATTCCTTTCATAGAATAAAACCAACATCCGTCTAAAATTTCAAAGTCTACAAGTTCATAGTGCTTTAACATTAGTTTATAATCTGTCATGGTTACTGTCATTATTACTGCACTATCATGTATGTTACTATTTTTATCTTTATAATAACGATTATATGTGCCATCTTTATTCAGTATATCACTAGTTGTTAATGACTCTGTACCTTTATATAAATGATTGCCTTTTATCTGAATAAATGGTAACTTATTTTCTTTGATATAAAAGCGTGTTTTTATTCTTATGAAATAATATTTATTTTCTCCTATAGCTTCATCGGGTATTATATTACCACTCCAAAAATATGGTTTACCTATTGGAAAATAATTACCACTTTGAGAATGCATCATACTAGGATATAAAGAGTTTACGTCTCCAGTTGTTCCGTTATGTCTAACCTTGTTTTCTTTTCCTTTTACTAAGTAGCACCAACCCCCTCTATAACTATGACGTATGTATTCATCAGCATTTGACGAACCGAAAATATTTTTATCAAGAGCAACCCTTTCCTTAGTACCGCCTGATGTAATAATATATGTAACAGTTGCATAGCCGCCGTTTTTAAGTTCGCTCTTTTTATAATTAGGATAATGCGAAACAAGTGCGAGATAATCACCCGAATTATCGGCAAGCTTAGTATATTTCATATTTTTTTCATCGCTGTCGCCGAAATTTGCAAGCGTTGAAAGGTCGTCGTAACTGAGGGTAAGATTAAGATTTGCACCGTTTGAGGCTTTATCAAGCTTAGTCACAACAACACCGTCAGCCATTGAGGTAAACGAGGTACGCAACCAGGTGCCGTTTTTATCATTATAAGTAACACCGACCTGAGAAGTGTTATAATCAGTATATCTTATATAATTTTCAGCATGGCTTTTAGCAATATTAATTCTCAACTGACCTCCCGGATGATAACGATAAACATCATCATAGCTTGAATTATCGGTTATATCCTTGCCTTTTACTATGCTTTGCTTAACCGTTTCAAGCTCATCAAAGGTAACCGGACAGGTACGCTGATTTTCATTTGGCATTATAAAATGCATATTTTGTAAAATAAAAGTATCGCTATATGGGCTTCCGCTTTCAATAAAGCCTTGAAGTCCGTTTCCCGAAACCATACCA